CGCATCCGTATGCTACTGCGCTGAAGATTGCCGAGTCCCACGTTAAAGGAGAACGAGACTAGGGCGTCAAATTGTCCTTGATTACCAACAGACCCAGGGCAAAGACGGGCCACGCCACGCTCAAAGCGGCCAAGGTCTTCAGCAAGCAAAGCGTCAACTTCTCCCATTGTGAGAGTGCGATCCCAGCCTGCCGGTATCGGTAGATTGCGCCTTTCATCGAACTTTACTGTTGCGTGGGTAGGGTCAATGACGTGGCCGACTCCGACCGTCCATAGCAGAGCCGGACACCGATAAGGGCGCATCCTTACGCCCTCATGGCACTTGACCATGCGGATAGCCGCGTCTGATACCTTCACTTTTTCCCGAAGGCTTGCGTGCCGAACCAGAAGGCAATGATGGATGACAGGATCAGCATCTCGTCCTCAGAGAAGACGTTTTCCAGCGCAATCGCAAACGGTACGCCTTGGTTCCACGCATACCACATGCCAGCAATGTTGATGATGACCAGTTCCAGCACAAAGATGTAGGTGACGACCGGGCGCACGGAGGCACGCAGGTTGATCATCCACTGGCTTGCACCCTCGCCAATTTTCATGTCGTGTTCGTAGAGCGACTGCCGCTCTTCACCAGCCGTCTGAATCTGAATCTGCTCTAGTTTGATCTCTTCAACGCGAGCCTGGGCGATAAAGCCACGCTCGGCCAAGGCCAACTCCCGCTCCTTCTGGGCAGCGACAAGGGCTAACTCGTGCTTCTTGTCCTGACGGTCTTGAAAGATTTGCAGAATCTTGGGCAGGCCACCGGCCAAGAACGACAGAAAAGTGCTAACCATCGTCATCATTTGCTTGCCCTCACTACGTCGTCGCCCTTGGTTACGGTCACATGATCGCCCTCGACATCGACCCGCATCGGCTGTTCCTTGCGGTCTAACTTGTCTAGTTTGGCAATCAATTCTTTAATCACATCAAACTCAGGTTTCTCTTCCTTCTCTACGGTGCCAGCAATAGACGCCAGCATGGAGATAAGAGCGGTCAGCGAGGCACCGAGCAGTCCCATCACAGCGGCGATCTTGTCGCTATCTAACGCAAGGCTAGACATCACGCCAATGACCACAATCGCTGTAATGTACTTCAGGCCGTCCTTGCCAATGGCCTTGCCAGCCACATCCTTGGCGCTGCTGTGGGCTTCCAAGCGTTGCAGTTCAGCCTTGATCTGCACCTTCAGCAATTCGATGTCTTCACTCATTTGTCCATCTTCTCGTCTAGTTTGTCGAAGATTTTGCCGAGCATAGACTTGATGTCGTCGATGTCGCGCTGGTACGTGGTCTGCGTTACATACGTCAACGGCATGTTACGGATGTCTTTATCCAGTCGCTCGATGCTCCGCGTCAGGTTATTTACCGTCCAGCCACCAAGGAAGGCAGCCACGCCCAAAACGATGTTGAAAAGAACCTGCATGTCGTCCACGTCTATGGCCTCATCTGATTAGCAGGGGCAGGAGCAAGTCGGTTGCGCGGCTCGGCTGTTGCCTGAGCCTGCGATGCTTGCGCTACCTGACCGACAAAGTTGTTCCAGGTATTAACGTCTTTAAACTGACGAAGAACCGCGTTTCGATCACTTGTTGATAACGAGTCAAGCACGCGATTAAATTCACGGCCAGACTGCGCTGCGTTAATGATCTCATCCATAGTCTTTCGACTAAGTTTGGCTTCTAACGCTGAGACGGCTTCGTTAAGCGCGGTTGAGATTCTGCTAAAGAAAGGGAACCTAACTCGCACGCTTTCCTCTTCGCGAATTCGCGCAAGTTTTGCAACGCCTTCTTTTGCTTCTTCAGCAGCCTTAATATCCAACCCAAGGTTGCGCTCAATCTTGTTGAGCAATGCCTTGTCGTTCTTAAGAATGTCGTCCATTTGGTAACGCTTGGACTTAAGAACTCTCTGCACCACTTCTGGCGACTCATCCTTGAGTATGGACAGAATCCTGTTCTGCGATGCCGTATTTCCCTTTTCGTAAAGAGATCGAATACGATTAGCCAATCGAGCGTCTTCAACGTCAATCATCCCAGACTCAAAAGTCTTTAAGTATTTCTTAAAGCCTTCTCCGCCAGCGTCTTCCATCGCCGTATCAAGTTTGTCTCTCAAATTACCAAGAATCTGAGACACATAATTGTTTCGAGATTTTGCGTCAATGCTCGGATTAAGTTCGGTAATTGCATTGTTAATCGCAGATTTGCGAATCTCGTACAAATCTGTCGGATCAATCTTCCCAACAAATCTGCCAGACAAGTCAGTAACGCCAGGATCGCTTGTTGCGTTAACGATTTTGTCCCTGACTTTTTGAACAACTTTAGTAGCAAAGTCGTCGTTACGAACGCTGGGGCTTTGCAAAACATTATCAATTGCAAAAACCAGCGGGGTAGGATCAACAGGAGCAGCCTCTGACAGAGCCTTCTCCCGCATCGGAGTCGTTTTAACGTTAAGAGCCTTTCTGGCTTTTCCTTCAGCCGCTTTCGCAGCAGCAGATGTTCTGCCGCCAGCAATCCTTGCTAAGTCATTAATAATTTCTTCAGACTCAGCCTTTCGGAAGGCATTGGCAACGCCAGTCGGATTCAACTGTTCTGCTTCCGAAAGCAGCGCTTGGAGAACAGGCAAATTCATTTGCGCGGCAATACGGCTTGCAGGCGCATCCGGCTCTGCCGCCATCAATTGACGCAATTGATTAACTTCGTCGCCAATCGTCGCACGAACAAGTTGGTTTGCTCTTACATCAGCCAAACGCCCTTGAATGGCATCTGCAATGTACCCGCCGCCTTTAGCAACTGCTTTAACTACAGGCGGAGCAAGAACAGAAACGGTTGTTCCAAAACCAGCGCCAGCGCCAATATCTTCAGGCTCAACCAATCCCGTAGCAGCACCACCAGTAACTCCGCCGCCAACGGCACGAGTCAAAACCCTTGTTCCACGGCCAGCAGTGGCAGGAAGTCCGGTCTTGAATCCGCCAGTCTCTAACGTTGTGGCTATAGGAGTGGCAAAACGCTGGATAGCAGGAACGGCAGCGGCGCCAGTGCGAATAAACGCGCCAAGCGCTGGGCCTACAGCCAAGCCGCCGGTAAACGCCGCAACCTGCCGAACGGCCTCTTGGCGCTCTTGAGGCGTCATGCCGGTTTCAGCAACTTGCGCCCTAAACCCCGTTGCGCGGTCGCCAACGTCAGCCAACGAAGGCATACGGCGCTGCGGAATTTCCGTTTGCGCGGCAACAGGCGCTTTTATGCTGGAAGCAATCTCGTCAATTTCGACTTCGGTCAACGGCTTTTCAGTCTTGACCTTCTTGCCCTCAATCAGATACGTAGGCATTTTAGTCCTCCAAAATTTGGTAGGACGTTCCGCGAGATGTTTTATTAGCCTGACCAGCAGGCTTTTCAGCCGCAGCAGCAGGCGCGGCCTTTACTCCTCGATAACTGTAAGTGTCGCTAAATGCGTCTTTCAAATTGCGATCCGCAAACTGCAAGTCGCTAATTACGGAATCAATTTGATTGGCAAAGTCTTCGTCTTGCTGAGTCTGACTCAAAGCGCCAAAACTGTCTCTAAGAGCCTTGCCTTCAGCGTCGGACACGTTGCCAACCGCGCCGCCGGTAGGCGAGTTGTCTCGCAACTGCTGCAACGAACGGAATTGGCCTTTTGCCAGAATCTTATCAAGCAATGCCTGTGCTGCTGTTGCTTCCTTGCTAACGCTAGGCAATCGACCCTGAATACCGCCAGTAATCGCTGGCAGGCCCGGGTGAGTCTTTAGCGTCTCCAAATCCCTAATAAGCGACGAAATGTCTTTTTGAGCGGAACCAAACGCTGCGTTAGCCTTGGGGAAAGCCGCCTCTCGCTTTGAGCGCTCTTTAGTATCAAGTTTAATCTCTTGATAATCAGGCGACGCCTTCAATTGCTCCAACCCTAAACGTGCTTCTTCGGCTGCAACTCGTCGAGCCTCCAACTGAGCGCGAATTTGGTCAACACCAAGGCGCCCTTCCGCAGCCCGGGCTTCACGAGCGCGTAACTGTTGGTTGATACGGTCTGCCTGAGAAATAAACGATTTTCCCAATGAATCAAGCAATTCAGGATTGTATTGCTCCGTAATCCCCATCTCTGCCAACTTATCAGCGCCACCGGCCATTTGAACGGCTTGCTGATACATTTGTGGATACGTGCGAGGGTTAGCAGCAGTAATAAAATCAACCAACTTTGCGTAGGCTGTTGACTCTTGTTGCTTGCGAGCCGTATCAATATCAAGCAGCGATTTTTCTCGCTGCGCTTCAGCAGCAGAAGTTTGAGCGCGAGAGGTGCCTAACGACGCTGCCGACTTGGCGAGTTCTGCGCCAGCAGGCCCAAATCGCAGCAATTGGTTTTGCACCTCTGGCTTAGAAAGATCGGCAGACGCTAAGTAATTACGCAGCGCCATTTCTTGCTTTGCCGCTTCTATTTGCGCCATTTCTTGCTGGCGAGCCAAGCGGTTGCCACGCCCAATTTCCATTCCTTGAACAAACGAGCCAAGGGTGTTTACGGGATCAAGTTGTGTTGCGCCTATGACTGCCATGACTTACACCACATTTCCGTATTGGGGGCCACGATAGTTAACTGCCATCAGGTTTGTCGGCGACATTCCGCCGCCAAAAGAGCCGCCCTTATACATGCCGTATCCCATAGCAGCCTGACCAAGCGCGTTAGACAGCGCATTAGCCTGACCAAGGTAGCCGGAAGCGCGAGCCTGACCGCTTTGCATCATCAGGTTTCCGACGTTAGCGCCGTACTGTCCTGCCTGACCAGCGACCTGCTGTGCGGCAGCCTGCCCAGCGCCGTAAAGGCTGCCAAGCGTTCCCAAGCGCGTACCTAACTGCGCCTGCGCTCGATTAAAGGCGTTCATGTACTCTTGCGAGGCCAAGTCCTGCCCAAAGCGCTGACCGGCCTTGATAGCGCCGCCAGAGAGCAGATTGCCGCGAGCCGACTGCATACGTTCAAGGGCTTTCTCACCCTCACGCAAACGGAAGCCGTAGCCGGGGTCCATCTGCATATCTTGCTCGCCAAACTGTCGGGTCAGCATCCCGTAGTCGGCAGCAGTCTGATCGCCGCCAATACCGAGTAGACGCATTAGTTCGTTTTGCGACGAAATACCCGCCTGACGGAATGGCTCTTGCAGTTCAGTTTGACGCTCGAAGATTTCTCTTTGAACGTCTTGCGCTTGCTGGGATGCACGCTCTTGCGACTGTGCGGCCTTTTTAGCGCCACGGGCGCCGATTGCTGCACTACCAACGCTGCTGACTGCGGCAACTGTGGCTGAAATTGGATCAGGCATGAGGGAATTCCTCGCGATACTTCGCAAAATCTTCGCCGTATAGTGCCATTACCGCACCTGCTTTTTCCATAGCAGACTCACGGCCAAGACACAACAGCACCGTTAACAACACAATGTCGTAATAGGCGGCACGCCAGACAAACGACTTCTCGTCCGCCTGACCCGACCGCTCGGCATCATCTGACGCCTTCCACTTACAAATCGCCGTAGCCAATGCTGGCAATAACTGAATAGCATTGACCATAAAGAAACTGTTTGCAGGCATATTGACGAGGCAGCGCCATACCGTGTCGTCCAGCGCAGCCCGGTCTACCGGGTCGCCGTCAGCCACGTCGTCAAATACCTGCGTCACTTTCCACAGGTCTAGCAGCCACGCCGTAGCGTCAGGCGGTAGCCCGAGTTCCCTGAAGTTCTCCGTCAGCCAGTATTCGGCAGTCGTCACGAGACTTCCCGGCCTGACGAACGGATGTTGATAGCCGACGCAGCCGAGGCCAGCGTTGAGATAAACCCGCCCGCTTGCAGGACGTGGCCGACCAGTTCGGGAAACGTGTACGTCTCGCTCGGCAACAGCGTCTTGTTCTTAATGATCAAGTTCTGGTTGCCCGAGGAGTCAAACTGCGTCACGAGGTTAACCGACAGGGTGGCCGCCGCAGCGCTGTAGTTGGTCGCCGTGAACTTGTCGATAATGGCCGACACGTTCTGGGCGGTGTATTGAGTTACTTGGGTGTTCTCCGCAATCTTTGCGGGGATCAGGACTTTGACGTTAACTGCCATGTGTCACCTAAAAGGTAAAGACCATTCGAACGCGGCCATTAGACCCAGGCAGGCCAGCGGCACCGCCCTCTACCGGATCGCCACCGTCACCGCCAGCGCCACCAGTAAGGCTACCCACACCAGCGATTGCAGCCGCACCTGTCTGCGTAAAAGCCGCTCCGCCGTTGCCGTTAGTGTTGGTCGTATTGCCCCCAGAGGCCGTGCCGCCAGCACCCTGCTGACTGCCGAAGATACCGATACCACCGTAACCTCCAAAGCCTCCAGTTGCGATCATCTCGGGCAGCGCATACGTTCCGGCATACGCCACTGACTGAGTGCCAGCACCGCCTACCGCATCGCCAAGTGAGCCGCCTGTGCCAGCCACGCCGACAGTGTACAGGATCGTTTTATTTGTATCCGCGCCCGTAAGCGCTAACACCGTTTTGACGTAGGCTCCGCCACCACCACCGCCACCGGGGTTTTCCTGCGGCTCGTAGGCGAACTCACCAAAGATATTCGTAACTGTACCGTAGCCGCCACCACCACCTGCGCCCCATACCTCAATGGTTACAGCCGAGGCAGGCGTTGCGCCGTTTATTGGAATAGCGACTGAGCCTGAGCCTGACGAAAAGTCATAGACGCCCGCACCGGCTCCTCCGGTTGTACCTGCAATCGCCGCTGCTAAGGTAGCGCCGCCCATTAGGACAATCCTGCTCCGCTGATCAGCCACGAGGTTGAGGCAATCTTGACGCAGGTCGCCAAGCCGTTCTGCGCGAGGGTACGGTTGCCAGTCGTCGTGCTGTTAGCCAGCGTCAGCGTGTCCGTAAGCGGCTCAATAGACAGCGACGTAGAGTTGAGGTTAATAATGATTACAACGGTGCCAACAGGGAAGTTGACGGAAGAGTTAGCGGGGATAAACAACTTAATGCTTGTGCCATTCATCACAACGGACTTGCCGCGATCCGAAAGCGCAAGAGTGTAGTTGGCAGTCTGGCTGTTCTGCGGGGCCTCTCGATAGCCGACGGCGTAATTGGCGCTAGTCGTCGCGTTATCGGGAATTAGCGGCGTACCGGTAAACGTGGGCGAAGCAATAGGCGCGTAGGTCGAAGCAATCTGCGTGGAGGTCAGCGCGTTAGTAATGCCATATCCAAGCAGCGTCGTCGGCGTGCCCGTAATGGTTGACCACGCGATTGACTCAGTAGAGATGTCATTAACACCTGCGATGTCGTCGTATTCGCCAATCTGCACGTCATTAGCGTCGGTCAATACAAACCGATACTTGACGCCTTCGGACAACCACATGTCCTCTGGCAGCCTGCCGCCAGAGTCAAGGATGATGGGGTTGGCGTTTGTATCGACACCAATTACCGACGTGTAAGTCGTCTGCGGAGTCGTGGTGCCAGCGGCGTAGGTATAAATCTTTCCGCCCGACAGCACTGAGTTGTCGTCGGTAAAGAATTGCGCTCCGGCGCCAGCAAAGGCTGAAAGGTAAACGGTCATACATACACCTGCATAACGGTCAAAATGATAGAAGGTATGGCGGGAACGGGCGCAGCAGCGGCAAACTGTTGCAACTGCACGCTCAAATCACTAACCGAAAAATACAACTGAAAGTAGTCGCCGTTCGACAACGGCAAGAAAAAGTTAGCGGCGGAGAAGATTTCCGCGTTGTTGCCTTGAATCTGAATCAACGATGCAGAGTTAGCCACAGCCGTACCGTTGATAGCAGGCCAAATATAAAGTTGCCCTGAGCCACCCGAAGTTTTGTCTACTTGAATAGAAAACTGCACGTTGTAGATAGCGGGGCGCGTGACCTTGATCTTGCTGCTATCAGCGGGATCGCGGTACACGCCATAAGCAGGATCGGCGTTGTTGTACGTAATGGCTTTAGCCGTATTGATAACCGTTGCGGCTTGCGTCTGCGTTGAGAAAAATGATCCGTAATTGATCAACCCCGGCTCAAACCGAGGCGGCCCTTTGCTTAAGTCGTCTACTTGCGAGCGAAGCACCGCAACTTCGTCCTCGACGTTCGCAGCCAGCGATGGCGTAATCTCAAGGTCGGCAAGCGTTGTCTGCGTGGTGCCGCCACCCGTTAGTTGGTACTGATTGTTAAGAAAGCGAAACCACTCACGCGAAACCAACCCCGTCCGTTCGTCAATGAACGGAACACGCGGCGCAGGGATTTGCGTGATGTTCTGTGCCATTACGATGCCGTGGGACTAATCTGAAGTTCGGCGCCCATAATGGCGACCTTGACCGGATCAGTGCCGCTAACCTCATACACGCGGTCACGCAGTTTCAGCGTCATGCCCAAACGGCGGAATATGGCGCGAGTGCCGTATTCGCCAATGCGACCCATTGAGGTTGTGCGTTCACCGTTCCATGTATGGCCGCCATCGTCAGACCAACGCAGCATCAACTGCGGGTTAGCGCCAACCGTATAGGCCAAGTCCAGAATGATGTTCTCGCCGTTTTCGGTCAGCAAGTCTTGCGGAACTTCAGTGCCAAGGTAAACGATGTCGTCAAACGCCCAACCGTTTAAGCCAGTACCTGTTTCGCAGTCAATCTGAAGCGAGTGGTGAGCAGTGCGCTTTAGGTCATTAGCGCCAGTCGGCAACGCACGCCAACGGCGCAGCCACTTCTGTGTTTGCCCGTCATCGGCGTATACGTCTAGGTCAAACGCATACAATTTGCCGTTCTGGTAATCGCCAATGACCGGCTCGCCGTTGAACCGCGCATGGCAGTTACCGCGATGGCGCTTGAAGTCACCGTTACGGAACCCGGCACGCTCGTGCCAAGCGCCCGTAGCAGCGTCAAACACCCAAGTGGTGTCGGCGTCCGTAAAGTTCAACACATAGAACGTGTGGCCGTCCTGCTGGTAGGTGTAACCCACCGCATCAGCCAAGTTCCTGTAACCCTGAATGGCAAACTCTACCGCGTGGGTAGATACACGCACGCCTTGGTAGCCATTGGCTCGATAGACGATACCCTGACCGCGAGCGTCTGCGCCGAGCCAAAAGACGGAGTTGTCCATCTTGGCAACCGAGTAGGGGGCAATACAACCGATCTCGTTGTAAGCGCCTTGGATGCGGGTGAGGGGAAAGTCAGGGTCGCCCGAGTTGTACCAGACCTCCACGGAGTTCGTGCCAAATAGCCACGCTTCTCGGTGGTCAATGATGAGGGAGACTAACCCGTCTGGTGAACCCTCCGCACTCGCAAAATCCAAGGGGTCAATAGACAAACCATCAAGGAGTTGTGTCACCCATACTCTTTGCGAGTTCGGTTCGTTGAACACAAAGTAACCGTCAAGGTATCCGACCGTGACAGCGCCGGGAAAATCCTCATCGGTAATCTGAGCAAAGGCTTCAGTTAACGAGTTGTAGATATACCCATCGGGATTGGCAGCAATAAAGATTTGCGTGCCGTTATCGGCCATAGACACCGGGCCTGTGCCAGACACCAAGCCGATGTAATTTACTCCAGCGTTTTCAAGAAGAATGTCGCCGCCGTCTTCCAGCAAAATGCGAAACCCGTCTTCAAGCAACAAGTAACTAGAGGTTTGATAACGAGTGTCAAGACGATAAAACTTATCGCCAGAAACAACATACAAATAGTCGCCTAGCGTCCACAACCCTCGGATTGGCCCTTCGCCTACCTCAGTCTTAAACTGTAAACCGGGACAGCGTTGCAGGTAGGCGGCTTCCTTTCCGCCTTCTGGCACCACTTCCGGGTAAAGGTTGACCATCCGGTTGTCGGCAGCATTGACCGACCGGATGACATACGACGACCCTAAGATCGGCGTCTTCACTTAGAAGTTTCCGGTGAAGATGTTAAAGCGCGGACGGTTGACGATCAGTGCCGCTGGCATTGCCATCAAGTCATCCGGGTTGTTAATGCGCTTCAGATCGCGCTTGCTGGTCATTGCAATGCGCTGCACCTGCGGAGACGGTTCAACACCAAACTCGGCTGCAAGTTCACAAGCCAAGCAAAAGCGGAACGCACGCAGGTATCCAG